ACTGGACTTATTTCAGTCTTTTTTGATATAATGGATTAAGATTTAAAAAATGTTGGAAAATAAAAGAACAAGGAGAAACAGAATGAAAAAAATATTATTAGGAATTGTAATTTTAGGATTGACAGGAAGCTGCGCAAGATGGGAAGATACTCAAAAAGATTGGGAGAGCGATACAAGTGGATTAAAAAGAACTGTAAGAGTTTATACTCTCGACGGGAAACTTTTAAAAGAATACAAAGGAATGATAAGGGTAAGAGATTCGGATGAAAGTAATAGAATATCATTGAATTTGATAAGTGAGAATAATCGTAGAGTTACAATTGATAATGCGATTGTAATAACGGAGGAGGAATAAGAATGGATAAAGAAGTGGAACTGTTGGCTAAAAAAGTTATAACTATAAAAAAAACGATAAGCAGAATTATTGGAAATATAACTATATTCTTAGTAGTTGCAAAACTGTTTAGGCTAATTCAGATTAGCTGGCTAATGACTTTTTTGCCTTGGATAACAACATTCTTGATATTTTTTGTAGTGAGAATTTTAGAACACGCTTTTGTTGGATACGCTTGTTTGAATCCAGAAGAAAAAGACAACGAAAAGATGTTTATTTTTTTTAGAAAAATTATAAAAGGATAGTGTATAAAAATTTTTAAAAGGCTTGAAAATATAGAAAAAATAAGGTATAATAAGGAAGTGATAAAATGCTTACTAAAGAGCAGATAAAAAAAATAGAAAATAATAACAAACTTTTTAAATTCATTAATATATTGCTAAATGAAATGGATAAAAAAGGTGAAAGAGAAATGGTTATTGTTTTTGAAAATGGAAAAGTAAAAAGAATTAAGAAAATTACAATTGGATAAAGGCAAGAGTAAGAGTGGTTATGAGCCGATTTATATGTAGATTAGAAATAGTCTATTTATAAGTCGGCTCTTTTTTTGTCTAAAAACTAAAAAGGTAAAGGAAAAATGAAAGATGAAAACATAAAATTATTGATTAAGAACGAATTTGAAAATGGTGCGGGAGTTACAGTGTTATCAAAAAAGTATAAAGTAAGTGCAAATACCATTAACAGCTGGAAAAAAAGAGAAAAATGGAGAAAAAAAGTTGCACCAAAAGGGAATGCACCAAATTCTAAAAAATGCACCAAAAACAAAACTGGTGCAAACGATAAAGAAACACAGATAAAATCGGATATCCTCAACAATGTTCCAAAAGAAAAAATTTTGCAAAAATTTTCAGTAACCGAACGAACTTATTACAACAAAGTAAAAAGTGTTAGAGAAATCCAAATTCAAAAAAGTCAATCAGTTTTAACTAAAATTGCAGATGAAAATTATAAAGATTTGAAAGAGCAATTGTTAGAATTGGAAAATGAGAAAAGAAAATTAAAAGAGAAATTTTTGAAAATTGGACTAGATGATGATGAAACTTTGAAACGTATAAATACACGTCTAAAAGTCTTAAAAGAATTTGAAAAAGAGATTTACAAAGGCGGACAGATTGTTGGAAGTTATCGACAAGCGGAATTGGAAACAGAACTGGAAAATGAGAATATTCAAAAGGAAAAACTGGAAATTGAAAAGTCTAAATTAAATACTGATATAAACGAAGATAACAAAATAGAAATTAAGTTGGTGGGGATCTAATGGAAATAACAAGAGAAGTGAATAATCATTTTAAAGAGTTTTTATTAGATAACAGCCAGCACATTTATTTTTTGTTAGGTGGTTATGGAAGTAGCAAATCATACAATGCAGCGGTCAAATTAGTACTCTTATCATTACAAGAAAAAAGAAAAATACTTGTTGTAAGACAGATAAGAGAGAATTTAAAAGAGAGTTGTTATGCGGATATTCAAGATATTATATACAGTTTTGGACTAGAAAAGTATTTTTATTTTACATCAACACCAATGAAAATTGTTTGCAGTGTGACGGGGACTGAATTTATTTTCAGAGGATTAGACAACGTTAAGAAAATAAAATCAATAAAGGATATAGATACTATTTGGATTGAGGAAGCAGATGAGATTGATTATAAATCATTTAAAGAGCTTAAATCGAGATTGAGAAGTATAAAAAACAGAAATATTTTGATATTGACAACTAATCCAAATGAATTTGGTGTTTGGACATATAAATATTTGACAGAAGTATTAAAAAGTGTTGGCAAAGATGAAAACAACCTATATGCTGAACGGATTATGAAAATAAAGAATGAAGTAAATCTTAAAAAAGGAAATGTATTTTCTGAAAATATTTACTTACATCATTCCGTCTATACAGATAATAAGTTTTTGCCTGACAATTTTATAGCGGACTTGGAAACTGAAACAGATGACTATTTGAGAGCAATAAAGACGTTAGGTAGATTTGGGAGTGCTGGAGATACATTATTTAGAAATTTACATCATATGGAGCAATCAAGGATAGCAAAATTGATTGAAGGCAAGTGGAATAGATTTGCTGGATTCGATTTTGGATTCAGCAACTCGTACAATGCAATAGTTAGAGTTGTGATAGATGAGGAATTGAATGACTTGTATATCTATGAGGAATTTTACGATAATCATTTGACTGATGTGGAAATGTTGGAAACTGAAATGATACAGAAATTAATAAATGATGGCGAAGTTGTTTATGCAGATAGTGCAGAGCCAAAAGCAATATCTTTTTACAATATGAACAATGTAATGATTAATCCAGTCAAAAAAACGAGTGACATAAGTAAAGCAGGAGTTAAAAAGATACAATCGTTTAGAAATATATTTATTGATAAGAATGCGTGTCCGAATACATACAGGGAACTAACGGAAATGAAGTGGTATTTTAATAAAGACGGATTAATAGCAAAGAACCCTAAAACTCAAAAGCCGTTTAATATTGACCCGCATAGTTTTGACGCTATCAAATATGCTTTAAGCGATTATACACCGTATATATTAAATAAACATTATTATAAAGAGGAGGTGGATAATGAGACTTAATATTTTTTCAAAAGGATTTTGGAGTACTAGGTCACCAGTTACGTTATCGGAATTTATAAACGGTTATACGCTCGAGGATGAAGATCCTGAAAAGTTTTTGAGCCAACTATACAAAAATCCATTTACATCTAGTGCAATAACAAGGATAAATGAAGCAATTAACAATTTAAAATGGGGAACATATAAAAAAGGATATGGGGATAATGTTAGAGATGTTAAAAGTAGTTATGTGCTAAACACCCTTAAAAATCCTAATTCTTTGCTTAACACAGACCAGTTTATTAATTATTTTGCTTTATATTACATCTTGTTTGGCGAGTTGCTTGTAATGAGAATTGATTTGTATACAAAAGCTGAATTGATTTTATTTAAAAAAGGCTCTTATCATATTGAATACGATAATCAGAATGTGTTGAATGGCATTAAATCAATAAGAATAAATAGCAAAGAATATAAAGGTGAAGATTTAAAAATGTTTCACTATATCAAAGGTGTGAACATTTATGACAATATCGCTGGAGCAGGATACGGAATAAGCAAGGTGCAATCTTTGACAGCTTTACACAATTACTGGTGCTATATAATGCAGTGGAACAACAGCATATTGAAGAACGGCGGTAAAAGAAATCTTATTATTGTTGTTAAAAGGTTCTTGAATGCTTTTAAGAAAAAAGAGATTAAGAACGAGATAGAACAGAATAGTGGTTCTAGAAACATTGGGAAAGCACTTATCTTAGACGGAGAAGGGGCTGAAATAAAAGAGGCTGACTTTTCTCCACAGGACTTCGATTTTCTTAATGCAATGGACGAGATTCGGAATACTACTGCCGCTGTTATGAATGTACCTAGTATTCTAATTGGAGACAGAACTAACAGTAAATTTAGTAACTACAAAGAGGCTAAAAAAGATTTGTATACAGAGAACATATTGCCACTTGTCGAACAAATAGCCGAGTATCTTAATAATATTATGAAAGATAAGCTAGAAAATAATGAATACATTGATTTTGACACAAGTACAATTGGAGTATTAAAAGAGGATAGAAAAGAAAAAATGGCGATGCTTAATAATCTTAGTTATCTGACAATAAACGAAAAAAGAGCCGAGCTTGAATATCCACCAATTGAAAATGGCGATGATATTTTAATCAGCACATCAATGACACCACTCAAAGAAATATACGAAGACGTAAAACCAGTTGAGGAGGAAGACGATGGCGAAGAAGCAGCAGCAGAAAACGAAGAAAGTTAAGTTGACCAACTCACAAAAAAAGATACTGGCAAAAAGGCAGTTGAAAATGCGAAATAGGTTGATATTAAAGCAATTTAATAGATTAAGATTAGTTTTCAAACAATTACGTGGTGATATTGATGTAAATGAGCAGATGTTTTTGAGTGAATTTGCTTGGGAAACATTTGCAAGTCAATTATTCAAGGAATTGAAAAAAGGGATACTTGAAACAGTAAGTGAAACGTCTAATTTTCTTGTTACACATCGTGGCATTGATGAAAAATTAATTCCAGCAGTTAAGAATAAAACATTAAAAGCATTAAGTAAAAAGGTAATTGCTGAAAAGGTAACAAATATTACTAAAACCACGAAAGATATTTTAAACAAAATCATAGTTCGTGGGCAGGAAAGTGGAACAAATATAAGGGATATTGCAAAAGAAATAACTCAAAAAGTTAAAGGAATGGAAAAGAAAAGAGCAATGGTTATTGCAAGAACTGAAACGGCTACTACTGCAACAACAACGTATCACAATGGATTGGAGCAGGCAGGACTGGAGAAGACTTGGTGGCACGTTGGTGGGGGAAAAACCGACAGGGAAAGCCATTTGAAATGCGATAAGGAAACTATCCCAGCAAATGAAACTTTTAGTTGCGGACTCAAACATCCACATCAGTTGGGAGCACCAGCGAGCGAGATTATAAATTGTCATTGTGAATTGATATAAAGGAGGTAAAAATGCCAGAAAAATTAGAAAAAAGTATGTCTGTTGGTTTAACTTTGAAACAGGAAAATGAAACAGAAAAAGGGATAATCGAAGGGCAGTTAGTAACACATAGTGTTTTAGATGCCTATAGTGATGTATTTACTAAGGAATCGTTAGATAAAGTAAATAAGGATAAAACTTATTTCTTGTTGCATATGCACAATTGGGAACGAGAACTAGGAGTAATGAAATTACATCAAGATGAACAAGGAAATCTTAAATTTATAGGACAATTAGATTTATCCACAGATGATAATGGAAATGCACTTAACAAAGAAGCTCAAAAAGTATATTCAATGATGAAAAAAGGTGCGAATTATCAAATGTCTGTAGGCGGACTTATCAAAAGCCGTGAGTTTGGAAAATTTAATACAGACGAAGGAGAAGTGGATGTAAGGTTTATTAAAGAGTTTGAGGTTGTGGAAGGTAGTATTGTGTTAAAAGGTGCAGTACCTGGGGCGACTGTGCAAACAGTAAAAGGCGATAATAATATAAATAAAAATAAAGGAGATGATAATATGCAAAAAAATATTGAGGATTTAGAAAAAGGAATGAATCAAAATACAGCGGATATAAAAAAAGCAAATGAGGATTTAGCTATAGCTTTGAAAAAAAACGAAGAATTAGAAGGCAAAGTTGAGAAAGCAAATGAAGAACTTGAAAAAATGGGGAAAACGTTAGATGAAGTTATGAAAAAAGGTATATCTAACCCTGAAACAGAAGAGAAAAAAGAAACTGAAGCGTTGCAAAAATTTCTAAGAACTGGAGAAGCTGGAAATTTAAGAGTTGCAAAAGCAATATCAAGCACACAAGTTGCGGTATTAATTCCAAGTGCCTTAGAAAGAGAAATTTTAAAAGAAATAAAAGAAAATTCTCCGTTTTTGTTTAATGCGAGAATTTACACAGGTAAGGAATCTTATAGAAGAGTACCAATTAGAAATGAAATAACTCCTAAAAACCAAGCTGTAAAAGAAGGTGTTGGAAATACTCAAAGTGGAGAAATAAGTTACACATATATTGATATAAAAGCTGGGAAAAGACAAGTTCCATATCCATTGACAGATGAAGCTAGGGAAGATGCGTTTGCTGATTTAGTTGGCGAAATTAAAGAAGCAGTTGCAGAAGATTTTGGAATAACGTTAAGTGATTTAACAATAAATGGAACATATAATGAAACAGCAGACCAGTTTATTGAAGGGTTTATGACAAATGCTGATGTAAAAGCCAATGCAGTAACATCTGCTACAGCTGGAAAAGTAACTTGGGAAGATATGGTAAAACTTGAAACAGGAATGAAAAAACAATATAGAAAAAATGCCAAATACTATGTCTCTCTAAAAATGTATGAAGAAATGAAATTATGGAAAGATACAACGGATAGACAATTGTGGAGTACAATCCATAACGGTGCAACAATGGTATTCAATGGTTATGAAGTGGTTGTTGATGAGTTTTTAGATGATATAGCAACTGGAAAATTCCCTGCAATATTCTGTGATTTCAAAAAAGGTTATGGATATTACATAAAAAATGATTTTGAACAAGAAACAAACAGAAAAGTAAATGAAGGGATTACAGAAATTTATACAAGAATAAGAATCGGAGGAAAAGTATTAAGACCAAATGCTTTTAAACCGTTGAAAGTAAAATAGAGGTGGTTTAAATGCTGATAACAGTAGAGGACTACGAAAAAATAACGGGTACAACCTTAGCAGATAATGAAAAAGCTAGGGTTGGAATCTTGCTTGGCATTGCAATTAATCAAATTGAAAATGTGATTGGATACAAATTAGAGGTTGAAGAACTCACAGAGGATTATGATTATAACAAGCGGATTTACTTGGACAAACGTCCAGTTGTTGAAATTGTAAGTATTAATTCTGATGATGAATATAAAAGTCGTAGGAATTATATTGAGTTTGTTAATTTTAGTAATTGTCCTTGCGATACAAAAGAAAAAGAAATTGAAGTAACTTATAAGGCTGGATATGATGAACTGCCAGACTGGCTGAAATATGAAATATCTATGCTTGTGAATGATTTTATAAACAGTATGGATGAAGAGAGTGGGAAGTATAAGAGTTATAAGATTGATGACATTTCTTATACATTTGTGGATTTTGCGGCTAATAAGAGAGAAAAGATTGAAAGTGTTGTGAGGCGGATATATGGCTGAAATAATTTATCAATTAGAAGGATTGGAAAAAATGGATAAGGAATTGAAATATTTGCAGACACATGCCGTGAAGGTAGGAGTGCTTTGGAGCGGTGGAAGTTTAAAAAGTAACACGGATGTTCGAGAGTATGCAATATTCAACGAATACGGAACAAGCAAAATGCCAGCTAGACCCTTTTTTAGATTGTCGGTAGGTACTGCAAATGCACAGAATGAAATAAAAGAATATATGAAAAGTCAAGTTGAACAAATTATTCAAGGTGGAATGACAGGACAACAGGCTTATGAAAATTTAGGAACTTTTGTAGTTCAAAAAATAAAGAAAACAATAATGAGTGGTAATTTTGCACCAAACGACCCCAAAACTGTAAAGGCTAAGGGACAAAGCACACCACTTATTGATACACATTCTTTATTTCATTCAATAGATTATGAGATTGTAGGTGTATAAAATGGCACATAAAACATTTATACCAAAGAGATTTTTTAGTAAATGCAAAATATCAAAAAGAACAAGCAAGTGGATTAATTCAGAACTGGTTGAAGTTGATGGAAGTTTGGAATTTGAGGGAGCAGTATTTAATCTCAATAGGCAGGACATAAGTATGCTTGTGGAACAAGGGATACAAGTGACTTTAGACACTAAAAAAATATACTGTTATATTGATGTCGACTTGAAAAATAAAATTGAATTTGAGGGAAACGACTATATTGTAACAACAGCAAAAAACTACATAAAATACGATGAACTTAGAATTTATTATATTGAAAGGGTGCAAGAATGAAAAACGAAGTATTGAGAAAATTGTTAGCCAGTTTCGTAGATTTCCAAGTTATTCGTGATAATTATGTAGCTAAAAAGCCAACGGAATGTGCTGTTATGCATACAATAAGTCTTAATAAGTCGGCATACAGTGCATATAGGACTGTTGAAACAACAGATACACAAATTAAGGAAAAGGCTTTAAGATTAGTTATTGCTTATTTGCAATTTGATTTTTATGCACCAACACAGGCAAGAGCAGAAGAAATGGCTAGTGAATTGCTTGAGGTTATAGTGTTTAAGAAAAGACATGACTTGGTTAGGAACGGATTTGGATTAAGTGATGACGAGATAGAAATAAAAGATTTAACTTTCCTTGAGAGCAGTCAATATATTTACAGATTTAGTTTTGATGTAGAAATGAACTGGCGAGAATCAAGTGAAAGAGCAAGAGATTTAATTAAAGATGTAGAAGTGAAAACGGAGGTAGAGAATGGCTAAGAAAATAAAAGTAACGGTAATAAGACCAACGAAGCCTTTATTGCTAGGCGATTTCGGGAAAGTCTTATTTATAACTAAAGAAGCAGATAAACCTTATAAGAAATACACAAAATTAGATGATGTTAAAACAGATTTTGGGGCTGATTCTAAAATGTACAAAGGGGTGGAAACATTTTTGTCACAAGAGGATAGCGATGGAAATGTAATACAGCCAGATGTTTGGTATTGTGCAAGTAAAGCAACGCCGAATGAAGAATTTTTAGATAGTTTACCAACTGGCGATTTTTACGGTGTGATTGTAGATTTTTATGATGAAGAATTTACGAAAGCATTGGCTAAATGGCTAACTAGAAATGTTAAGTTTGCAATTGTAGCAAATTCAACAGCTGAGAATAACAAATTAAAAGAAAGCGTGAGAATATATTTTATGGCTGGAAAAGCCGAAGGTGGAAACTTGGATATATTTGGATTACCAGCTTACACGTTCGCTCAAGGAATTAATGGGCGTTGGAGCGACAGAAGAATATTAGGAGTAGATCCGTCGGCTAAAACTTTGACAGAAGAAAGTGATAATGAAGAAGGCAATATTAATTACACTAGAAATTTTGTTGGATACAATGCTGTAACAAGCGGTTCGTGGTGTGCTGATGGTGTAAGACATGCAGACCAAACTATTAAAATAGATGCGATTGTGCATAATATTGAAACTAATTTGGCTAGAATGTTAATTGAAGAAAAGAATACAACGATGGATGGCGAAGGTATTCCAAAAGTTGAAGCACTATTAAATAGAGTAATGTTGACAATGGGAAAACAAGGGGCAGTTGCTAAGAATAATAGCGGCGAATACTTGTTTAAAGTTACAGTCCAA